CCAGCACTGATTTCATAATCACACTGTTGTTTTTCGTTTAGCTCTACAGGGGCAACAGTTTCAACAGGCTTTTTCTCAATCTTGTCGCAAACCATTTTACGAGCAAAATTAATATCAGCATTTGGATCATCTAAGACGCTATCTAACGCCTCTTCACCCATCTGATGCTTTTTAAATAGAGCTGTAATCTCTTTTGTGCGGAGTCGTTCTGCCTTGCGCTCTTCTGAACGCACCACAGATAAATCGGGGGTGTCAGTCATTTCAGGTTTGTTTTCTGAAGGTTTACTTTGTGATGCGACGGAAGCCGCTTCAACGTCATTAGTACGCTGTGTTTCCATATTACTAGATTCTTGCTGTGTAGACATAGTAACGTCAGTTTTTTCAACTTCTTTTGCTCTTCCTACCCCTACGCCGGGATCAGCCGCAATAACAGCAATACTTATTTCCGCTGGTGTCCATGACATTACGCGGTAATGATCTTCTTTATCTTTTTCCTCTCTTGTTTCATTTACTGAATAACCAACAGACACCCCGCGTAATATTCCGTTTTTTACGTCGTTATAAACTTCAGAAGGAAAGGGGTTATCGCTGAAACGTACACGGGCGTAACCGCGCTTGTCTTTAGTCCATGCCTTTTCAACTACACCTATTGGCTTATTTGGATCATGGTTAAACAATAAAGGGGCCGCGTCATTTAAACGTGAAAAATCAATTGCACCTTCGCGATGATCAAGAATTTCATTACCTAAAATGCCTCTATAAACTGGCTCTTCACTTGAAAAAGGAAATTCAATAGAACGTTCTTCTTCATTTATTTTAAAATTAACGGGTTCTGATCGATGTTGAATTTGATTTTCTAAATCACGTTTCTTTTCCATTGGTGTCGGTATCATTGCTTTCTATATTAGTACCTGTTTGCTGTTTAGACGTATCGGTCAAAATTGTGTCAAAATTTAAGTTCAATTGGGCGGCTGCGTCCACTTCTGCTTTTCGTTGTGGAAGTAGTTCTTCTATATCTCCACCCATTTCGCTGATTACTTGCGATTGAGTTTTTAACCCTGACTTTATAGCCGTTACGCTTGCCGCTACCTCCTTTTGTGGGTCAACCCATGCCCAACCTCTAAACAACCAACGAACACGCCTATATTTATCAGGGTCTAATTCATAACTAGGCAAATCTAAGTTTCCACTTAACACCGCAAGATCTAACCATAAATCAAACAAAGGCTGTAAAAATCTTTCCTCTAAATACTTTTGAATCATCTTGTAATGATCCCTATCTTCTAACAGGCTTAACCGTGATGAGCTGTAATTAGTTTGTGAAAAGTCTTTTGATACTGATTCATAACTAACCCCACATCCACTAGCCAAAGATCTAAGGATTATTCGATTAAATGGTTCAAATTCACCGTTTGGTGCGTCAAGGTTTGGAATATTAACGCTTTCGTTACTGTTTAAATATTTAAAAGTACCCGGCTCGAAGTCTGTTACACGTTCATTTTCAAATACGTCATCACCGACTAAACCATCATCAGAATTTGTGGATATAAACCCCATTAACGCCGAACTAGCACGACTGCGAATTAATTGGCTGTGTTGATAGCCATCTAATTGGTGCATTGCCTCTAATACAGGCGCAAGCATGGAAACGCCCCTTGTTTGCGACGGCCTATCAGTAATTAGCAAATGAATAATTTCATCCGCATTTATTAGCATGTGTTGTTTTGTATTAACAGGGATAGGAAAAGGGGTATCGCCGGGATGTTTTTTGAAAAAACTATATCTAACAGGTCTATTAAATACATCTCTTTCTATTCCCATACGCCAAGTATTATTTTTATTTTTTGTACCGCCGTTGTAATCGTTATCTAGCTGTTCAGGCTCTAATAATTCCAAAGCAAGAGGAATTGTCGAACGTCCAAAAGGCTTTTTAATTAAACGAACAAAAACTTCACCCGCCTCAAATAATTGTTTTGCAATAATTAGTTCTATATCCGCAAAACAGTCACGCCCATTAGCCGAAACCGAATCATATCTCCCCCACTGTTTCCATTTCATCTCGATTCCATCATTTATTTTTTTATCTAACTTGCCCCCCCGTTTCATACGGGTTTGACATTGAATACGCGTACCCTGACCGATCACATTTAAAGAGAAACTTCTTTGAGCCTGACGCAAATTAGGGTTATCCCTGCAACCTTGCCTAGCTCTTGCTAAAAGTTTGCTATTACTACCTTTAATTTCACTATCAGCGCTTGTTGACGCTGCCATCCAACCGTAGTTATATCGGGTTGAATTTGCCCCCTGATAATTACGCCTTTTCTTTGGCATGGTCGTAACCTTTGCCTCTGGTTCAGATTTAAAAACGCCTGATAAAGCTTGATCGAAAAATCCCATTGTTAAGCACCAAAGCGAACGAATACTCTTTTACCGCTACCTAATCCCTGTTTTATTTTCTCTGCGTCGTTCTCTCTAAATATTTCTTGATTAATCCGATTTAATTCAATATGTAGTTTTTCAATATCTGCACGTTTATAAGATCGCCCCCCAACACTATATTCTTGTGCGCCATCGCTAAATTTTCTTAACGCGGCTTTGATGTTATCTCTATCAATTTCGTTTTGTGTTCTGTTATCTAGCGCGGCGGGTGTGCCTGTATAAACAAGAGATTCTTTAACTTTAAATTCACCAGTTGCTAGTTGATAACTTTCTGATCCTTTACTTACTACAGCCGCCCAAATCCAATTTCCTTTATCAAAATTTGTGGTAACAGAACTTGCAATCGTAAAACGCCAACCTGAACTATACGCACTACCTACAACTGTCGCGCCTTCAGAAGCCGTATTAGTTCTTAAGTAGTAAGTAAGTGTCCAATCAGGAGAAGTTGCACTTTCATCAAAACCAACCGTTGCTGACCCGTCCTCCCATGTAACAGTAGTAGCAGCCGTTATAACAGCGGGAAAAGAAGAAACCCACGTCATCGAACATCACCAAGAATTAACATAGTTTCTCTGTGCAGACGTATTAATTTTAGCGTCTTTTACGTTGTTTTTATCTGATTTAACCGATTCCAAAAGGTTTTTAGTGCAAATATCAAAGAATTGCCCCTTTGGAGCCGTTTTTAATAATAAAGAGTAAGCGCTATAGGCATATACGCAGCAATCCAACTTTTCAACGGCTTGATTTGGTTTTTTTTCGTATGTACTAACTGGATAACCTTTACTGTTTGTTTTTTGTGTTCGATATTCTCCCGTTAATTCTTTGAAATATTCCTCTGTTGTTTGTGCGTGAAAAAATATCTTTCCTGTCCCTTTAACCTTGCTAAAAATTCTATCTTTTATATCTTCTGTATTCAATAAATAAACAATCCCGCTTTTCTTTCTAACTCTGCCGCTGTAATTAATATCAACCCTTGATCCTTTACCAATAATCGGGCCGCCTGATCTGCTACTACCTTTTATTGCAATCACACCCTTTGATCTGCGTTTCATGCAGTAATCATAAACAGACTGCGTTGCTAATCCTCCAGAGTCCACAGCGCAACCGTTTATTCTCATCTTTGCCCCATTTGGATGATCATACTGGGCATTTAATAAAACATCTAAACCCGACCAAACCTCACCCTGATTAGGATCGCCGTAAATAATATTATGATCTATTAAATACATTTGTTCTGCTAATCCCGACGGATCTGGGGCATATCCCCAACAACTAACCTCGATTCTTGATGTAGCTGAACCCATACCACCTTGAACATCAACCCCCAGACATAAACAAACAACAGGTTCAGGGATAGTTCCCGGCAAATAATCCGACCTTGTATCCATTAACGCCTCGGCGTTTAACTTTGCTTGAAATTCATAGCTAAACGTTTCAGCCTTTCGCGTGTTAACCCATGTACGCATTAACGCGGGGTTTTCTTTTGCTTTCAAAAACTCATCACATATTTCATACCAACTAAGCCAACCCAACGGACTAGCTAAACCATTAAGCCAAAATCCGGCGGTTATCCCTGCGTTTTCTGGTTTTGTTGCTCTCCATTCCCCCTTTCTGAGCATCGTTGTTTTTGCAGTTTCATCAAATCGCTCTTTACAAGAAATACATTCATATTCAACTTTGTCTAATTTTTTTGAATCAAATCGGAGCTGTTCAAACATCAAGACTTGATAAAAATTACAAATGGGACAACCGCAAAAAAACTTACGTTGGTCACTTTCCTCATATTCAGCCTCGATACGACAAGCGCCTTTTATGGTCGGAGTAGATGTTAAAAATATTTTTCTTTTAGTAAACGTTGATGCTCTTTTTTCTGCTAACGCTACGGGGTCGCCTTCACCATCAACATCACCCACATAAGCACTAATTTCATCAAGGCCGATATAACGCGCTGGCATTGAACGTAAAGAACTAGCGCTATTACTTCCACCGATAGCTAAAAAGCCACCCGGAAAAACTTTTGCATATTGACTGTTGCCCGCGTCCCGACTTCTAGCAGGCGGTATTTTGTCTGCCAAACGCGGTGTATCTTGCAACATTGGCTCAAGCCTTTGTTTACTTAGCCTTTGCGCCATCGCCAAACTAGGTTGAATGATCAACATGGGGCCGGGTGCATAATCTATGCAATAACCAATCCAGTTGTTCATAGCCTCAGTCTTTCCAGTTTGAGCCGCAAACATTAATACAACTCTTTGGGTTGGACTATCAGTAGATAATTCTTTAAGAGGTTCAATAATATATGGAGTACGCGAGCAACGGAAAGCCCCCGGTTCACTAGCTCCGCGACTAGAAAGTTTTCGATATTTGTCTGACCACTCATCAACCGTTAATTTTTCTTGTGGTCTTAGGCCGTTTAAAAAGCCCTCTTCCCATGCGTTCATATCTTCGCTAACTCCTCTAATGCGTTTCGATGCTCTTCCATTAACAATTGATGTATTACCTGACTATCTGTTTCACCCGCGCATTGAGGCGCTAAACGATCAGCAACATTAGACAAACTTTCCCTAATTGCTCTACCTAACTCAAAACTACTTTTTTTTATATCGCTTACAGGTATCAACTCTTTCTTTTGCTGTTCTACTTGTAACTTCGCTAATGATGCTTGCCAATGTTCTTTTCTGGCTCTACTTACATTAAAATCAGGAATTTCATCCTCAGGCGTTGCGTCGATTTGTTTCTTTAATTCTTTCTTTGTTTGAACTGGTAAAGGCGTTAGAGCTGGAACACTATTTTTATCCCATAACTCAATAGCTAATTCCTTGTTAAGTAGCGTTTTGCCATTGTGCTTAACATATGCGCCCTCTAAAATTCCTGTTCGTTTTCTTTGGCTAACTGCACTGCGTGACACGTTTTTTAGCTGCGCTAAATCTGCAAAAGTTATCAGCATTTTTTATTTGTTAAGCAATACGTCTCCATATTAGTTAAGCCTGTTAAGTAAGCCAAATTTTCCACGCTAGAAAATAATCGAGCCTTTGGATGACCA